TAAACTCTTGATGCATTACTTTGGGTTTCCAAAACTGCCACCAGCGAGGTGAAGATTCAACTACAAAGGTTGTTTCTAATCTGCTCCATCCGTTTAAAGATTCTGTTACTTTGAATTGTGTTTTCATTTCTCTTTTGTTTTAAAGGTTTTTAATTTGCGCCTATTATTATTGGTGTGCGCCTATTTTTATATGCTTGAAGTATCATTAATGTTACAAATAAGCAGATTGTAATCTGTTTATTGATACATTACACTCGTAAGGTTTTACATCTGGGATAGGTGCAGTTGTCGTTTAGTCTGCAACTCTCACCTTCTCTTTTGATGTGCTTACACTTTTCTAATTTCTCAAGCGTATCCTTCAGTATCACATTCCAAGTAAACTTATCCTTGTCAGCGTTCCAAAGTTTCTCGTACATTTCCAGTAGTATCTCTCTATTTGTCATTTTACCTTTATTTTGTGTAACATATTGTGCAATATTACCCTTATTCTGTACATCAGAGTGTACATTTTTACCCCTACTTTGTAACAAGTTGTGGCTCATTTTGTGACAATTTAAGGTTCATCGTTGTGAGGATTTGCGCTCACAATACCTTGCCCACATCTTCGCTACCCAAGCCCTTCTCTGGATCTTGTTAGGATACACTTTCTTTAGTCTCGCATTCGCAATGCGTAGGAATTGATTCATCTTGTTCATATCAATCTATTATGTATTTGCTTTAACCATTCAACTCTATCAGGAACATCTCCATACTTAATATGGTCTGCTCTACATAGAGCCATTAGATTCTCTATTCTGTCCTTGTCTTTAGCACCTCCTGATCCTCTATTCTCTATATGATGAATATCAACTGCTCTGCCTCCACAGATCTCACAGGGAATGAAATCATCCAGAACATAGTTGAAGTGCTTCATATAGATCTTAGTGTGATTCTTCATTGTAATGTCAATGTATTTACAGGAGTCCAATTACAACAAGCACTCACAGGATATTTATCTTTCATCTCCTGATTCTCTTTAGGAAATAATCTGGTAATCAGATACTGCTCTACCCAATGAATATCTCTTTCATTCATAGTGAATACATGAGCAACATTAAACTCCTTAGTATTAAAGTGAGACATTAATCTTCTTCTTACATCTTTACTCTTTCCTATGTAATTAAGAACTCCCATGTGAGTATATAACAAATACACTCCAGATACCTCAGCATTAATTTTATCCTTAAGATCACTTCTATTCATAATCATGATATTACGGCAGTCAATATCTTTCCTAGTTAAATGCTCTTCTATCCTTCTGGATTCATTCAAATGAATGAACGCTTGTCTCTCAATACTGAAATTAGATAATAGAAGCCTATATTGATAGACGCTCTCACTATTCTTAAATAAGTCTGGAATCTTTATCATAGCGTTCCTGTAATTGTATAGGTGTCTAGATCCTGACCTCTTACGAAGAAGTCTCTGTAAAGACTTATCGCTCTATTAAACTTATGTTCTCCTCTCTTATAGAACTCCTCTGATACATCATAGATCCCTATATCCGTAGATGACTTATCCAGAACTATAAATGTAAAGTCCTTATATGAGGTCTTGAATAGATTACAATAGATATAGCATTGTAGATCATATCCATACTTATCTGCTGAATACCTGAATGCCTTGAGATCTGTAGTAGTCTTGAGATCAATGATCTCTCCTCCTCTCTGGATATCTGCCTTCCCTCTAAATGGAAAGCCTCCTACATTATCAATCATCGGTACTTCTGTCTCAGATCCTGATAGATAACTCAATGCTAATTCATTCCTATTAAAAGCATCAGCCATACGCTCTCCTGCTTCCTTATCCTTTCTCGTGATACAAGTCTTAGGATTATCTAACTGAGCATCCTTAAATGCTTTAGTATTCTTAGAAGCAACATCTACCACCTGAAAGATATCATCAAAATTCTCAGGCTCTAAGATCATCACATGAATGACTCTCCCCATTAGAAGAGCAGGACTTGATTCTGCTGATCCATACTTCTGGACATTATAGAATGTCTTAGGACTATCTAATAGCATCTTACAACTTGAAGAGGATAATGCTAATTTGTTTAGCACTCCATAATAGAATTCATCACCTCTCGCTTTATCAATCAGCCACTGCTGATCATAATCAACTCCATCTAGCATTAACATGAGTAACAGGTTAAGATTTCTACTAATTCATATACTGCTATCATAGCAACCATTCCTAGAATGACCATAGTCTGCAAGAATGCAACTACTGCTACTTTGTTCCAATCAATCTTTTTCATCTCTCTCTATTTTTAAATGATGAGATAAATATAAACAAAGATTTTTAATTACTCACCATCATCCTTAAAAAAAGTTTCTCCAATGAACTCCTCTAGGTCATCAACTCTCTTCTGGAGTGATCTAACTTGATTCAGGGCTATGCCCAATCCTATTCCAAATAATACTAATATCATCCCTCTTTTATTTTATATGGTAGGATCTCAAAGATCAGATCCTCTACATCTTCCATCTTTAGATAAGTGAATACATCCTGAGCATTATATCTACCTACCCACTTATACATCGCTTCCTGATATGGAATCCAATTCTTCCTTAGAATCTTTGATCTATCAAACTCCTCACATAAGTCTAATGCTCTTCTTCTAAGGTGATTCTTTCTGAATATATAGAAGGCATCAGGAAACTGAAAGGCTATGTATTCAGCCTTACTCTTTCTACTGCACCATCCATGACCTCCCCAGACATTGATAAACTCCAGAAGGATATATCCTGAATGATGCATCTTCTTCAGTCCTTTGACATCTACCTTCATATCTCCCCAATAGAAGTCTATATGCTTCTTATCATCAGCGAGTGAGGACTTATGCGCTCCTGTCAGTTCCTTGAATAATGCTTCTCCTGATTTGCCTACATCAACACAAATAGCAGTTCGGTCATCACTAAGATTTCTCCCTTCCTTAAGATACTTCCTTAGTTGCATCTAGCAGTTCTTGGAGTTCTCTCATCCATTGCATCCAGATCTTAGGACTGCAAGTACAGGGGATATCAAACTTATGGTTAAATACTCTCGCATGAATAGTAGCTATCTGCTTACGATCCTCATACTTGAGTGTTCTCTTTCTTAATACCCCTGTAGATAGATATTCTATCTCCTCTGGCTCTAAGCATTCAGGTTGAACCTTCTTATAAGGAAACAACTTATTCAACACATCTCTGCGATCATCACACCCACAATCATCTCCTGCTATAGCTTTCACTACTGCCTTAATTCCTGTAGCCTCTGTGAACTTCTCAATGCTATCTCCTAGACCTTTGGACTTATTCTTACTTCCCTTTGGTCTACCTCTCTTCTTAGATTTTGTCGTAGTCTCCATTTCCGAAGTCTTCCCAATCTTCTCTGAGCCTGTCGTGGATTCTTGCTTTTCCATTCTTGATCGTATTCTTAATTGATGTTAATCCTATATCTGTCTCTCTATGGATCTGATTCATACTCGTTCCATCCATATGAATCTTGATCATCTTCTTATCATACCAATGCAGTTCCTTCATCTCATCCTCCATAATAGTGATGAGTTTCTCAAGTGCTGCTTTCTCCTCTGGATATGGTTCATGATCCTCCACATCAATATCCTCTAGAGAAACCTTGTTGATCTTCTTCTTTGCTCTCTGATATTTCAGAGCCGTATTGATACAGGATCTATAGACATAAAAAAAGTTAAGGGAGTCCTCCTCATAAAAGTTGGTTCTCCCTTCGCTCTCTAATTCTAATAGTCGTAGAAACACCATCTGAACTATATCAGATGCAACCTCATAAGAACCATCAGTATATTCCTTAATGAATCCTGTTAGTCTTTTGAAATTCTTCCTGTAGAATGTTTCTATTCTTCCCATGCTATTTGTACGATGACTAAACCTAGCCCTATCTGGATCAGATGCATAGCATTCTGCTCTTCCATTTCAGGATAGTAAGCATAATTCACTCCAAACATCAATCCATAAATAGGGCTAAACTCAATCTGCATTCTGTAACTGCTTATTTAATTTCTGTAATATACTGCAATTATCACGCAATTCTTGACACTTGTGTGTTAATTTCTCAACCTCATACTCTAGTTCTACGATTCTCATCTTCTGTCTAGTGAACTGAGCCTGTAATTTATTATCACTCTGAATGCTCTTAATAGGACATTCTAACAGGATCTCATTAGCTATAGAATGATAGTATCTATACATCTCGCTCCAATTATGATTCTGCTCGTGATTCTTTACTGCGTGATGAATAGTAGCGTGATTCTTACCGAAGATCCTGCCGATCTGATGTAAGGTCATATACTTCCTCATAGAAACCATCATTGCTGATCTTGCATATACCTGATCTAGTTCTCTGGTATTTCTTGGAATGATTCCAATCGTTTCATAATACTCCTTCAATACTCTACTTAAATCTTCCATGTTATCTCTTTCTCTTTATCTATTATCTTTTGAAATGGGATCCTGTGTAGTCTCCCTGTTGATGTGTTCCTGACTATGTAATAGCTAGATCCTACATCAATATCTGATTCCTCATCATCTAACCTAGTTTGAAAGTAAGCGTGAGTCTCCATACATATGAACTCCATACCAGTGATCTCAAACCTTTGTCCATCATTCATCTTTCTCTTAAAATCCATCCATCTCTCTATTTAACATCTCATTTAATCTATGATTCTCTTTCTTCAGATCATATATCTCCTGCTTCAATTTCCCATTCTTAATCCTAGCATCTAGGATCAGTTTGTCTAGAGTCGTAAAGTAATCTGTGATGTGTCTATAGACTGCTGCTGAATCAGCGAGTATCTGGAATACTTCCCACATATCCTCCTTAGTCATAGTCTTCTGATCACTCAACTCTTTACTCAGGTGGTCCAGAGCCCTATACAACTCTGATTCCTTTTCCATATAGTATAGCCTATTACCCTCAAAATGGAGATCCATCTATTTCTCTTTCTTTAGTTACCAAATTTATTCCATTTATTCGGAACCCACAATTACCCTTTGTTGATTCCATCCTGATCGGTAAATCTAA